GAAGAAAACTCAGTTATAAACATAAAAGAAAGACCAATGGCAACAAAGTCTGGATGGTCTTGAAAAAAGTGAATTCCTAGATTATCAGAAAATTGTTCAGATAGTGGCAATAAAATAGATGCGACCATCGCAAGTCTTCCATGTTTAAGTTCGGCTTCACGTAGAAATACAGGTTCAACACCTTTTGCCACAACCGATGGGTCAAATAAATCTACATTTTCCAATGGTGCTGTAGCTCTGCGAATAATAGGCTTATTGGGATAACTAAATGAAGATACAGATGAAAAAAGAGCAAATAGTAAAAAAAGTGGATTGAACATTGTATATATAATCTCATATATTCTTTAAGTTATTTGACAAATCATATGTATTTTTATATTAAAATCAAATACTTTTTTGTATAGTTATTTCAAATGATAAAAGGTGTAAGTAATAATACAAAATACGTTTAATAAAAAATTGAAATAAATATACAATGATAAATAAACAATAAATAACTACATATTAAAGCAAAAATGAATGCGGAAAATAGAAGTGAAAATGTGTTTAATCAAACATTTCATACAAATAGAATTGGCGTTTTGAGAAATATAGCAAGAACTTGTTCATTTTGTCGTTGTCAAGGACATATTATTACATCCTGTAATGACCAAAGAATAACAAACTTTGAAGAAACTTGTATATCTCAAAAGCGTATATTTGACGAACATGAAAACTCACGTAATAATTTTGAACAATGGATGTCAAATTATTACCTAGAAAACCAATTAGTTTCTAAAGCATTTGCTGTCAGAAAGTGTGGCTCTACATTAAGGTCAAATGTTCAGAGAAATTTGCGTTTAATAACAGAATACTTTTATAGTAATGAAATATCTGTGGAAACACCAGATTTTGTGCCATTTTTAGAAAACAATTCAGAATTATCAAATGTAAATGTATCTGATGTAATATTGGCTATGGTTATGTTAAGTCAAGATACACAGTTTATAAATAATTATGTAAATAATCCTCAACCTTATATTGAAGAAATGTTAAATTTGATTGTCAGACAAAGAAGAATGAATGAGAGAAAATTAGAAATTGAAACAAATGTAATTAAATGTGAAACCCCTGATGAATCATGTGAATGTAATATTTGTTATGAAACTACATCTAATGAAAATTTTGTAAAATTAAATTGTAGTCATCAATTTTGTAAAGAATGTGTGAAAAAAACAATACATACTTGTGACAATAATGCTAAATGCGCATACTGTAGAATTGAAATAAAAACGATTACGATTTCTTCAGAAGATATAAAAAATGAATTTTCGGAAATAATAGCGTAAAATTACAAATATTTTCATAAAAAATTAAATATAAAAATATTTTTCTTTATCAAAAAAGACACCGTAAATCAGTAGGTTTTTGTCATTCAAGAAATTTTTTATATTAGAATGAACGTTATTATACGTTAGTAGCCATAGGTTCAACTGCGCCTCATCCACCCTTCATAATAGTAGGGATATTTATAGATGGTATAGTTCCACCTCAGCCGCCCTTTATATTCCTTTTATTTCTAGAATGTCTTACTTTGCGGCGTTTTGTTCGTGTATTTTTTCTTTTATTCCTTTTATATTTTGTTTTAGACAAAGACGTGAAGAGTGAAGCAACCGCTTTTTTAAGTGACTTCATATATTAAACGAACAAAAAAATTAATCAACATTATTTATTTCAGAACCAAATGTTGTAGATGATGAATTTATAGCAACTGGAATGTTGTTGTGTGAATCATTCATAGTTGCTGCTATATTAGTATTAGTAGTATTAGTATTATTAATATCAATGTTTTTTTGTTTTTCGTTATCTAGAGTATTATTATCATTAACATCACTATTTGGAGGAATAACTTCATTATTAATCTCATTAATGCTAACCTTTTTTGCTACATTGCGTTTCACATTTTGAATTTGTAAAGCATGTAGTCCAATATAAGGCATTATAGCAATGTTATTCATATAAGTTCTATAATGAAAACAAGAAATGCTAGTGTTATTTGTAAATTTAATACTATACCACCAATAAGCAGGTATAAACAATGTTTTTCCAGGAGTTAAAGTAAATTCGAGACATTTTATTTTATCAAAATCAGCAATATATTTTGTCTGTGGTGTCCAAGGATTAACAGGTGACCTAAATTCAAAGTTTTCATAATCGTATATAGGATAAAGATATCTACTGCTATGTGGAGGCGCCATTTTAATTTGTGCGCTACCTTGCGTTAAAAGAAAGTAATTTCTATAATTAATTTCATATCTAAATGGTGTACATACATTGTTACTACCTATCATAATATCATAGTTACAATTAGAAACCATATATGGTCGTAAAAACCCATCGTTGTATTTAAAATGCTTAATGATTCCAGTTTCTTCTAAAAAGTCGGTATTATTTTCAGAAAAATAGCTAGATGATTTATCTTCTTCGAAAAGTTTAATAGCAGAATGTAATGGTAAAGGAATATATAGTTCAGAATTAATATCAGTATCTTTTATATTACGTATTTTAATTTCAAAAGCATTATAATTATTTACAATATTCGCTTTATTAGAAGCGTCGATAATTTTTTTACTGTCAAAATCAAAAAGCACTGGCTGCCTAATGTCGCATATTTCTTCTAATTTGTCTTTAGAAGGGTCTTCAATCTCATACATTTCAAGGTCTGCGCTTGTTTTTAGATGGAATTGAATATGTAAATATATAAATAAAACTAAACAAAAGATGAAAAACCCAATTATTATTTTCATTGTAATCTTAAATAAAAATAATAATAATTTTTGCTAACTGGAACGAAACGTGGTTAATCGGTTATTTTAGGAGCAATATAAAATGTAAGATTACTATCATCTCCTAAATCATAAGAAATTTTCATTGGTAATTCAGATACAATAGATATTTTAACTTCATTAGATATTTTATTTGTTAAACACATTTTGTTAATATAGCTTAAGCTGTATGTAATGTCTATTTGTTCTCCTTCAACGATAGAGTATTCTGTCAAATCTTCAATAGGTATATTAACCAGCATTTCTCCAGTAACACCATTTGTAATTAAATCGATTTTATCTTCACTACATTTTACATTAACATCATTACCAAATGTCATCATTTGTGAAACAATTTCGCATATTTTTTTAGAAGATATAGAAAATTCAGCATCATAATCAACAACGGGAATATTCATTTCTTGATAATCATATTCAGCTAAAGGAATTTTAAAATATTTATCAAATTCACCCTTAAGATGTTCTTTTGCCACAAGCGATATACTTAAACTATCTTCACCGTCAGAATGTATAATTATATCATGTGACTCTTGTTTTGTGCTTATAACAGAATGAAAAATAGATGAATCAAAACACACTTGTGTCTCCCCGTTAACTTCATAATTACAAAACCAGTTTTTTTCTATGCTTACATCGAATAGACAAACATGTGATTTATCTAATCCTTGAATATGTAACTTATTTACTTCAAAATTAACACTAAGCAAAGCTGAACAATTTTTTAAGGTTTGAAATAAAGCAACAAATATGTCTTTTTTATGTCTATCAGTTATAGTAACCTTCATATTAAATATATTACAATTTATATATTTAATATCTTTTGATAAGATAAATTAAATTGATTCATTCGCAAATTCCTCTTTAATTATATTTTTTAAGTCAACCGAAATAATGGTATTATTATCTATTTCAGATTCATTTTCATGAAGTATTTTTTCAGGAACAACAATATTTTCACTTACAGCAATAGTGGTATTTTTTTCAAGTTCAGCAATAGCATATTCATAATCTGTAAATTTATCGTTAGTATCTTTAATAAATGAATCAAATTTCAACATAAACGATTTAAATAATTCTTTTGTTTCGGTTAAATCATTCTCAAAAACAGCGATTTTGTCATTTTGTTTACTTACTAATAGATTTGTCTTTTCTATTTCAGTATTAATTTTAGATATTTCATCAGTAAAAAACGCGACAGTTTGGTTATTACCTGATAAAGGAGCATTTTTTTCAAGTGAAATAATTCTATTAACAATACTAGTTAATACACTATTATCGATTAACTTGGAATTTTCTGGAATATTACTACTGGATGATTCAATATTATTTTCACCATTTTCAAAATCAATAACAAATTGCTCAATACGTCCTAAGCGCAATGTGATTAAACCAATAGCATCAGAAATGCTTAATTTTGAGAATGGTAATCCATTACTGTTTTGAGTTACTTGTTGTTGTGGTGGTTGGCTAGGTTGTTGTCCTCTTGCGAGTCTAACATTGCTTGTAGATGTATTATTTTGATTCTGTGGCACAAAAGCCGCATGAGAACCAATTGATGTGCCAGGTCTACCTCCGCTTATAGGGGGTGCTGCCTCTCCAGCTCTTCTTGCTCTAGCCGCAGCTATAGATCTTGAACTACTACTCATTTTAATATTAATTATATACACTTTGTTTTTAAATTAATTACGCATGTTTGATATATATTTAAGCAATCATTTTCATTTTAATTACATCGTGACTAATATAATTATGAATTATAAAATCATCAACGGTATAATCATTAATATTATCTCTAATTTGTTTAATATCAACAGTTGGGAAATCATATGGAACTCTATTTAACACTTCTTTCATTGGTTCTATATGTTCTTCATATAAATGACAATTTCCTGAAAAATAAACTACTTCGTGTGCCTCTAATCCGCAATGTTTTGCTAGTAAATGGGTAAGAAAACTATAGGATGCTATATTAAAACTAGCACCTAAAGCGACATCAAGTGACCTTTGATACATAGAACATGATAATTTATTGCCATTATGAACATTAAATTGACACAAAATATGACAAGGTGGTAATGCCATTTGGTCAATTTGTTTAGGATTCCATGATGTCATAACAAGCCTGCGACTATTTCTAGTTTCAGGATTTTTCAATTGGTCAATAATTTGTTGTAATTGGTCAAATCCGTTAAAAGGATGGTCAGTTGTAATATACTTACCTGAATAACAGTTATAACTAGCATTGAAAAATCGCCATTGATAACCATAAATAGGACCAGCCATGCCCTCAGGATAGTTAACAAGTCCTCTTGAATCTAAAAACTCACGTGATGTATTTCCATCCCAAATATGAACATCTTGTTGCTGCAACAATTTGTTGTTAGTTTCGCCTCTTATAAACCATAATAACTCTTTTAAACAAGTTTTCCAAGCCGTTTTTTTAGTTGTAAAAATAGGAATCTTACCATCCTTTAGAGAAAATCTCATAGAATTACCAAAAATACTTTTAGTGTTACCATTTCTACCTTCTTCCAAATATCCGTTATCAATAATATTTTCAATTAAATTTAAGTATTGATATTCTTCATGTGTTCTTTGTTTAATATTATTGAAAATATTATCAGAAACATTAGAAGTATTTTCAGATAAAAGATTGTTGTTATTTTCAAAATCCATATTATATTATTTAGAATACATTTTAAATAACTTTTAACTTTAAACATATTTTGTATTTTTAATTTCTTATTATAAATCATATGGATAGTTCAGATGATACTAAGCAAAGTTTTTTCAAACATGTATTTAATTTTGATGATGACTCAAAATCAGATTTATTAAATATTATTCAATACTCGTTGATATCTGTCATACCAATTGTAAGTTTGAATAAATTAATGTCAAAATATGTTCCAGAAGCAGATGAAAATAAAGGTAGCTTGGAAATAACTGCTGAAATAGTGATTCAGATAATTGTTATGTTTATTGGTTTATTATTAATTCACAGAATTATAACATTTGTGCCAACATATAGTGGTTCCAAATACCCTGATTTTAGCATAATTTATATTATTTTAGCAGTTTTGATGATAACATTAAGTTTACAAACAAAAATAGGTGAAAAGGTAAGTATTTTAGTAGAAAGAATTAATGAGCTATGGAATGGAAAACCAGATAAGAAAAAGGGTTCTAAGAATGGTGCCGTTAAAGTAAGCCAACCAATTTCAGGGCAAATAACAGGACAAATAATGAATAATGCAGCTATGTCACAGTCATTGTATACAGATGGCACATCAATTAGTTCCTTACCAACAAATGAAGTATCTTATGGAAATGAAAACACCAGTCAGTCACAACAATTACCAAATTACAATGCTATGTATAAACAAGAGCCTACGCCTTTGGTAAATGCGGCAACTCCTGGGGGTCAAGAGGGATTTAATGAACCAATGGCGGCAAATTCTGTAATAGGAGGTGGATTTGGTAGTGCTTGGTAAATATAAAACTTAATAAAACTTAATAAAAATATGATATTATAATTTATATATTATCATATGGACGTAACAAAATTGTTAAAGGCTTTAGATGATGAAACAAACGAAAATCTGTTTAACTTTACTACAGATAAATTAAATGAGATGAAATTAAATATTTTGAAGGAATTACATCTTCCTAGAAGCGTTACTTTAGATTTATTAAAGAAATTAAAAGACTATAAATATGTAGATGAAATGGATGATTTAAAATATGGAGCATACATTAGATGGATTCCAATTGAAGACCCCACAAATATTTACTTAACAAAAGGGGCTCTTTTTTGTGAAATGAAAATAACAAATGATGGTGTTTTTTGTATATGTAAAAATTTTGGATATAAACATAATCATTTTCAGATTGAAATGGATAAAAATTTGATATTTCAAAAACTAACAGACCAAGAATTAGTTTTGTTATCTGCTTTAGACCATTTGGCAAAATAAGTGTAAAGTTTTAATCATTTTATCTCTTAAACCGTTTATTAGTTTTTCCAACATAATGATGGTTTTTATTTATAAATGGTTTACATTTAAATGTATTAGAGTTATTTTTTTCCTTTTGAAATAAAGGATAGTTTCTAACAGTTCTATTGTGTAATTTTGTAATAAAGTAGTTATTGTATAATCTATTTTGGTGATAATTTTTTCTGGTAAATTGTATATTACGTAAATTAATAGCATTATTTATAATGTTAGCATTTTTTATAGTTTGTTCATTCATTTTTAGTATTATAATTTTTTTTTCTTCATCAGTATAATCGTTTGTGTATAAATGTGCTACAAAATTTTTTGGATTTAAAGTTTCAACTTTCAAATTGTTTACCCTTATTATATAGTGTTTTTCCATTAAAATAT